AGGTCTAGATTTTTAAATAATATGATTATTTTAAGGGGAAACTCTTCTGTGATTTCAAGCAGTTCTCCTATATGGACAGCCACTGGAAACTTTATTCAACTTTCTTCAACATCTGCAGACCTATCTAAAAACTCTTTGGATGATGAGTTAAGATTTGCATTTAGCATTTTATCAAAAGACGGAACCGTTTCAGCAGTTCCCAACTATATGAATGTTAAAATTATTATTGAGTTTTCTTCTTCTACATCACCAGGAGTTACTTCAAAGATGCAGATTGATCTAGATCATAATAACACAGCAGGAAGTTTAAATAATTTTAACACAAACAGATATTTTGTAGTAAATAAAAAAATTGAAGATTTAAAAACTTCAAGTGGTTTTCCATGGAAGGCTGTAGATACGGTAAAGGTTTATGCAGAAATCAAGAGCGGTTCTTCATCAGCAAATGCTGCAGATGATGATTACTATGTTGCCTTAGATGCACTACGTTTAGAAAATACAACATCAGAAAATGCTCTGTATGGTCTGACTGGTTATTCAGTAATTAGAAATCTTGCAGGCATGCCAATTGTAAAAAATGGAAATACAAGCAACTATATTGAGTTTAGGTTTGCAATGGATGTGTCATGATGGCAGACAAAGATATCAAGGTTATCAGAATTAAAAAAGAAGATCTTCCACCAATTAACTCAAAAACTCAAAGTTATAATTTTAGATACAGAATAGTTTCAGAAGATAAGAATAGAACGTCACATTGGTCATCTCAAATAGAACTTGATCCAAACTACACTTATGTGCCTGGAAATAAAAGTATTACCGCCGTCGGGGATGTAGCAACAGCAACATGGGAGCCAGTAAGGATTACCAAAGTCGTTGGGTCAACAACATATGAAATAGGAACAGAGTCAGAGTATGACATTTGGGTTAAATGGGACAAGGATGATTCTGGAGACTGGCAGTATAAACAAAGAATAACAGGTAACTCTGTATCACTAATTAAACCAACTACTTATTTTATTAATAATGTTAATCAAAATCAACTACCAAATCGGGTAACAGTTGAGGTATTTTTAAAAGGAACGCCAATAACAAGACAGTATAGTTACTTAAAGGGGTATGTCATTGGACCACACACGGTTTAATGGTATAATAGAATAACCATGCCAAACATTCCATTGCCTAATAGAGGCCAGCCTATTGATGTAAGTTATCTGTATCAAATTGCAGATGCTGTTAATTCTTTGACTACAAGTGTTTCTGCTGCATCAAATAAGTATGTGACAGTTGACACAATCTCCTTTGGTAAAAAGGATCTAGGCGCATCTGAAATGCGAGTGGTTGGAGGCTACGCCGAGGTAGCAAACAATACTCCAGTAGGAGTAGGAGGAGAGTTACCATTCTTTCTTACATACAGTGGATTTAAGCATGCCCCAATTGTAACTGCAACACCTATTAATATTGGTGGAACAACTGCAGGATCAGACATCTCCGTAGTATTAAAAACAGTTACCGCATCTAGAGTAGATGGCATAGTTAAGTTTAAAACTGGAGGAAATGTAACTATTGGTGTAAATCTGATTGCTATCGGATTGCCGAATTAATGTTAAGATGTACTAAATGCAAAGGGAGAATGTTTGTCGATAGACAATATAGTTCTGCTAGTTTTTTAGAAATTTATTGTATTTTATGTGGATTTAGAAAAATGTTCAATCCACCGAACCAGTCTCAGGAGGGCAAGTGGCTACTAGAAAAGGAAATCTTGAGAGCGAAGCATACAATGTCGCACCTGTAATTCCAGGAAATAAAAAAGTGTGGTTTTTAAATGGTGATCTAATACGTATACACCATTACAATAAGTCAAACGGAATAATGTCTGTTTATAACATTACAAAAGATCAGATTGAAAGTTGTTTAATTAGTGATTTTAAAAGCAAAAGAGAAAGAGCGTACACGGTTGGGCAGACTGCAGAACTTGTTAATAGACATAAAAAATATATGCCATCATTAATGAAACGAGGAGTCATTCCTTTTCCAACGGGATCTCAAAAGGGTGGAGCAAGAGGGTTTCAAGTAAGATCATATTACTCTGAGTCGCAAGTAAAAGAGATTCGTGATATCCTTGCTAGTATGCATATTGGTAGACCAAGAAAAGATAATTTAATTACAAATGATATTACACCCAATCGACAAGAATTGACACGTCGTATGGGGGATGGTATACTTACATATACGAGAACAGAAGATGGTAGATTTATTCCAATCTGGAGTGAATCTATTAACTAATCCCTTGGGAGGGAAAATGGAAAACGATAATACAAAGGTATCAGTAACACTTGGATACACATTAAACCTTGGCAACTTTCAGTCACTAAGACTTGATCTTGGCATCATTGACAATAAGAGAGATGGTGAAAATACAAACGAGGCATTTGAGCGTGTGTATAAGTTTGTAGAAGACAAGTTAACTGAAAAGATTAACGAAGCAAAGTCTGAAATTAACGAGTAATGGCAGAACGCAAAGACCGAATGGCTTTGCTTTCACGCTACAGCAAGTTTCATACTGCAAGGTATGAGCAAAAGCCATCACTTAATTTAAACGTAGAGCAATGGGCTTCAGATGCCCTTATAGAGTCCTATGGTATTGGAGGCTGCTATGATTTACTTGAGTATTACTTTTCTGTGTCTCAGTCTCCATCTTGGAACTATTTTGCCTACAACGCAGAAAAAATATTTCAAGCAAGGCTAGATAAGCAAAATGATGATAAAGAAAGAGCAGAGCGTAGACGAATGGCTAAGGAGTGGTTAAGTGAATAACACAGAGGCAAAATTAATTACAGCCGTATTGACTGATAAGCAAGTGCACGTTCTTCTACAGGCAAACGTTGACAACCTTCTTCGTACTCATAATGACATCTGGACTTTTATTCGTAACTATTTTGAGCACAACAGTGCAACTCCACCACTAGATCTTGTCGTTGATAAGTTTAGAGACTTCCAGCCAATCCAAGGTATTGGTGCAACCAAGCATCACCTAGAAGAACTTCAAACAGAATATTTAAATGATAGTCTAAAAGATATAATCAGGACTGCTGCTTCAGATGTTCAGTCAGGAAATGGCAATGAGGCTTTAGATAATCTAATTACAAAAACTTCAGAATTAAAGAAAAATACTTCTGCCATTCGTGACATCGATGTTACTGATTTAGAGTCTGCAATTGCATACTTTGAAAATGTAAAAGAGCAAAAGGCTCTTGGTATATCTGGTATTAAAACTGGTCTTCCAGGATTTGACAATTATCTTCCTGCTGGAATTATGCCAGGACAACTTGGAGTCTTCCTTGCATATCCAGGAATTGGTAAGTCATGGCTTGCACTTTATTTTGCAGTCCAGGCATGGAAGCAGGGAAAGTCTCCAATGATTATTTCTTTAGAAATGTCTGAGACAGAAGTTCGTAATCGTGTATTTACAATTATGGGAGAAGGTCTTTGGTCACATAGAAAGATCTCTAACGGAGAAATAGAACTTGATATGCTAAAGTCTTGGCATGCTAAGAACCTTGCTGGAAAGCCAGAGTTCCACATTATCTCAAATGATCAAGGTGGAGAAATTACTCCATCAGTATTACGTGGAAAGATTGATCAGTATAAGCCAGACTTTGTAATTGTTGACTATTTACAGTTAATGAGTCCAAACCAAAAGGCAGATAATGAAACGGTACGAATGAAGAACCTTTCACGAGAACTTAAACTTATGGCTATTGGAGAAGAGATTCCGCTAATTGCAATTTCTTCTGCAACTCCAGACGATGTCAATGATCTCAGTTCTGTACCAACCCTAGGCCAAACTGCATGGTCTAGACAAATCGCATACGATGCAGACTGGGTATTAGCCTTAGGTCGTGCAACCAACAGTGATGTTATTGAGTGTGCCTTTAGAAAGAACAGAAACGGGTTTATGGGGGACTTTCTGGTCCAGTGTGACTTTGACAAGGGATACTACAGATACAAAGACTTTGAGGATAAGTAAACATATGGGTATAATTAATGTATGGCAAATTATCATCACAAGCCAATTAAAAAGTTTAGTCTGGATGGGGTAATCCACGATGACTCTGCTATTGGTAGGCTTAAAGGGGAGTACATTAGGCTTGTCGTATCTGAGATGCGACTATGTGGCTATGTGCCAAGATTTGACATTGAGCCAGTATTTACTATAGACTATGTTGAAAACAAAAAATGTTTTAATTTTGAATTATCAATACACGGAGTATACACAGGGAGAAAGAAAAGCGAATGGATAGCAGGAATAGACGTAAACAAGGCAATACTTATACCAAAGACCAAATCCAAAGAGTTATCACAGGAGCAGGTCTAGACGTTGAATCAGAAGTTGATTCTGATTATATTATTTTCTGTCCTTTCCATGCAAACAATAGAACTCCAGCAGGAGAAGTAGATAAGAACAACGGAACATTTTTTTGTTTCTCATGTCACAAGGTTGCAGATTTAGTTGAGTTAGTTATGCATGTTTCTGGAAGAACCTATTTTGAGTCTGTTCGATTTATCAAGAACAAAGAGCAAGAAGGAAATCTAGAACAAGAAGTAAACAAGCAGTTATATAAAAAGCCAGACTTTGTTCCCTTTGATGAACTAATCCTTAAGCGTCTATACAATAACTTGTTATCATCTGATAGAGCAAAGGATTATTTTAAATATAGAAAACTTGAAACAACCTCTTGGTCAAAGTTTGCATTAGGGTATTCAGAAAAACAAGATATGGTTACAGTTCCAGTTCATAGCCCAGATGGAATACCAGTTGGCTTTGTTGGTAGATCAATCGAGGGTAAAGAGTTTAAGAATACACCTGGACTACCAAAATCAAAAACATTATTTAATCTTAATAGAGTAAAGACTGCTGATAAAGTGTATATTGTAGAGTCTTCCTTTGATGCAATTAGACTTGATCAAATAGGATTTCCAGCAGTGGCAACACTAGGAGCAAATGTCTCCAACATACAAATAGAATTGCTTCAGAAATATTTCAATAATATTATTGTTATTGCAGATAATGATGAGGCAGGAGGAAACATGAAAAGCAAGATACTTGAAAAACTTGGTTCTCGGGTTTCTGTTATTAAATTAGACAAACAATATAAAGACATAGGCGATATGACTGATGAGGAAATAAAGAAGTTGGACTTCCAGTTTGACAAATCTATCATGTCTATGCTAAACTAATATACACACAACATAAAAGGAGAAACATATGAGCGTAATTAAGGGATTAAAAGATATCAACGCCCTGCTCGAAAAACCAAAGTATGAAGGTACAGGACAAAAGGTTCGTTGGGTCAAACTTGCAGATGGACAATCTGCTAAGGTTCGATTCGTAGAAGAACTAGATCAGGACTCAGCAAACTTCTCAGAAGATCGTGGTCTTTCTGTAGTTGTTGCAGAGCACACAAACCCAAAGGACTACAAGCGAAAGGCTGCTTGTACAATGGACTCAGAGGGTCGTTGCTTCGGTTGCGAAATGGCAAAGAAGGAACCAAAGTCAGGCTGGCGAGCACGTCTTCGCTTTTACTGCAACGTTTTGATTAATGATGGTACAGAAGATGCATACATTGCCGTATGGTCTCAGGGTATCTCAAAGCAATCAGCGTTTAACAACATTCGTGAATATGCACTTGATACAGGTAGCATTTCAAACCTAGAGTGGAAG